AGAAAGCACTAATAAATTACCCCTTTTAGTTTCTGGCAATTCTGGACTCCAATCACTACACATAATCAATCTCCTATTCTATTAAAAATATCTTTCATCCTATGTTCCCACGTATGTTCTCTTGTTGCACGATTATAAGAATTTAATGCAATATCATATCTTTCATCTTCTCCTTTTGTTAAATAATAATCTATCTTCTCTGCGAAATCGTCCATCCCATCCCAATATGCCATCTCATTATCATTGAAATAATTCTTTAATTCAGGAAGATATTCTGCGAGTAAAAATGCTTTGCACATCGGCACTTCGAAATTTTTTGCCTTTATTGGTTTTAATATCCCCTGTGGAGGATTTGCGAAATGTATGTTTATTTTTGCAGAATTTATCGCATAAAGATAATCGTTAAATGAAATCCTGCCAGAATCAAACTCATTCCCAAGTGTAACGAATTTATATTTATTGCCAATTCTTTTTTTTAATTCTTCCGTCATTATTTTTCTGGTTCCCACGTTTTGCCCGGTAAAAACTACATCAATTGTTTTGGGTAGATTTATCGGCATAAAATAATCGGGATTCGCTGCCCATTGAGAATATATTACATTATAAAATTTATCTTTTTTATACCATTGTAATGCAACTCCAGCCGTTGTTATTGCATAGTCAATATGAGGAAGCCAAAATCTTGTCCCCAAAGGTCTATCCCAATGATAACGCCAGTGATCGTCTGAAAACCAGCAGGCAACCTTTACTCCCCTTTTTCTTAAAATATCGAATGTTTCATACCTGATTTCTTCTTTTAGAATTATTGCAAATACTGTGTCGATATTGCAATACTCCACAATTCTTAAAATATCGTCTTGCAATTTCTGATTATCAGGGCTATCAATAAAAGAATTGTAATTGTAATAAACAACCTTATGTCCAAGATTCATTATAGAATCCTTGACTTGATGTTGCTGCTCAAAGTTTGGTTTGCCGTGTGTTAAATATAATATGTTCATATCTTTAAATCTCTTACGGAAAATTTTTGCACATCGAATCCTTTATGAAAACCTTTTCTATTATTTCGTTATATGTTCCGAACGTGCATCTTGGACACTCGTTTATGTTTATTGAATTAATCATTTTTTTATGCTTATCTGATCCCCAAAATTTTAGTATTTCTTCGTGTTTGCACATTACAAATTCCTTTTTACCTCTCATGTCAAAACATAGATGACAGTTACCGTCTGCACCAAATGTAGCAAGCAAAGGTGTTGCTCTGCATTTACTGAAATTAAGTTTCCTTTTGAAATTTTTCCCGAATTTATGCCTTATTCCGAATACCTTGAAATTTCCATCTTCAAGTTCCATCGCTTTTGAAATTTGTTCATCAAATAAAGATATGTGTTTAGTAAAATCCAATGTTTCACATTTATTGTTTGATTCTATATTATCTACACATGCAGGTCGAAGATGAAAATGCTGACATCCAATTTCTTTGGCAAGTTTAACAGCATCGTATATTTCGGAAACATTCTCCGGGAACAGCAGATATTTAAAGGCAATATCACACATCCTGCCTTTTAACTTGCTATTTATTTTACACATATTTTCTATGTTTTTTATAACTTTGCCGAAAATATCTTTATTTTTTATACCCTTTATTTTAATAAATGTATCGCCATTGCTTGCGTCAACGGATATTCCGCACCATCGAGAGCAATGTAATATTGCATCTATCTGTTTTTCTGTTATTACAGAGCCGTTTGTTATTACTCCTGATTCTATTGAATGATAATTTAAATCCCAGATAAATGTTGCAAGATGTGGATTTAATGTTGGTTCGCCGCCACCCGAAACGCATGTTGATTTTACACCAAAATCCGAATATATGCACACAAGGTTATTTAATTGTTTTTCAGATAAAGTGTGTTCCTCTTCCGATCTATATTTTTGTGCATTGCAATGCGGGCAATTAAAATTGCATTTGTTTGTAGGGTCTGTATCTACTGTAACGGGCGGAAGAATTTTACCCTTTGCAAGCGCTTCCAACTGTTCCCTCCAAACAAGCACCTTCATTGAATTAAAAGGATTTAACTGATCAGACCATTCGGTAAATTCAGTATGATTTTTTTTTGCTGACACTATATTTCCATCTCTTTCAAGTCTCCGATAGTTTTTAAAATGATTGGTTTGCCCTTAATTGCAACGAAAATCTCTTTTATCCCGATTGCTTTGCGTTCAAAACTAATGTTAAACCCAATTCTGTTCAATAATTTATAGATTGAAGGTTTGTCTAACAAAAAACTTTCTTCGTTCCCAATCGATCCTCTGTTATTTAGTTCACCATGAGTTCTACCATCTTTTGTTACTTTGCTTTCTCCAGTTCTTTCTTTAAAATAAAACCCGGAATATTTTTCACCTTTATGTTGTACCTCTATATTTTTGGACGGATCGTGGTTATAATTTGTATGAATAAGCATTAGCTTTTTACACATTTTTGACAATCCTTCCATCCAATCAATTTGTTCGGGGAAACTCAAGTGGTAAAGTATCCCGGCATTTATAATCACATCAAATTCTCCATATTTTTCTAAAGTGCAATTTCTTACATCATCACAATGAATATGCAAATTGTTTAAATTAAGAACTTTTTTCACAAATCTCTGCTTTTCACAATGTTCTTCTCTACCTTCAACGGATACAACTTCAGCCCCATGCAATGCAGGTTCAATAGAATGTAATCCTTCTAATGAACCTAAATCGAGAACCCTTAACTTGTCGAACGGCTTGTTTGTTATGTCCTGCATTGCCTGCATAAATATTCTTAAATGCACACCGTTACTACCTGCCCCGTTTTTACTGTTCAGGTAATCTAAACTTACATTATGTCTCGTGTATATTCCGTCACCCAGATATGTATTTGCAGATTGCCATATACCTAAACTTTTCATCTCTTTTATTACTTGTTCTTTATCCATCTATCTTCTCCTATTCATTTTATTGCGATAAAAGTTTCCCTCTGAATACCAGTTGGTGCTTCAGGGAACATCAATTTATATACCGAACCAAATCCTACGGCAGATAACATTTTTGCTAATTCTTTTTCTTTGAACCAAAAACTTTCGTCATTACTAATTGCAGAAGTTAATCTTTTTTCAATCTGAGTTGGGGACAGTCCCTTTATTGGCTCATCGTAAATCATTCCACTATAATTAATGCCCTTATAATTAAATGTAGCTGGGAGCATATCTTTATATTTGGATGGCAAAACATCACAGCAATTCGTGTCTATTATTAATAGTCTATTGCAACATTTATATACTTCTTCCAACAAGTTACATATAGAATTAAAGTCAAGGTGATATAATATGCCCGGCAATAAAATAACATCAAAATGTCCGTATTTGTCAATATTAAAATTTTTCACATCATCATGGTAGAATATTAAATTGTCGGATTTGTTACACATTGCCTTTTCAATATTTATTTTCCTCCCCTCTATCCCAACAACAATGGCTCCAAGTAACGCAAGTTGATATGAATAAAATCCTTCAAAACATCCAAGATCTGCAATCCTCAATTTCTTGATTGATATGCCAACAATGTCTCGTATTATTTGTATAAAAATATTTAACAATTCATTTTTTCTTATTTTTCTTATTTCCATCCTGTTCATTTAATTGCCGCCAATGTCAATCGTGGATCTTTTTTTAACTTAGGGGGATGCTTAATTTCCAAAATTGTTTTAAACCCAAACTCTATTAGCATGTCATAAACACTCTTTTCGTTAAAAAGCACTGAATTATGATCTAACCCCATCCAACATTCTTTATTTTTTATAGGCAAAGCTTCTTCCTTCCACTTATCCTCCCTTATCCTTGTTCCATAATATTTATTATTTTTGTATTCTATCTGGTAATCATTCTTGTCAGTTGTAGTAGTTGATAAATAAAGAAACTTAGAACAAGCATTTGACGCTTCTTCCAAGATTCTTACCCCATAGTCTAAATCCAAATGATATAATAACCCTGCAACCAAAACTACATCAAATTTTTCATGTTTTATTTCTGGTGGCAATCCTTGTCTCAAATCATATTGGATAAATTTAAGATTATCCATAACAAGCAGATTCCTTAACTTGTTTGCCTTTATAATATTCTTATTGTTGGCGTCAACCCCTACTGCATATTCGGCTCCGTTCTGAATTAAAGCGAAAGAGTAATACCCCGTAAGACACCCCAGATCTATTACCCTAAGACCTTTCAATGAATTGTTAAACATTGACATCGTAACCTGAACCACCTGCTCAACCTTTGTATAAGACCCATTCTCTTTTAACCAACTACCATCTTCTAACATTATGTTTTGTCCAACCCAGTCCCCATATTTCTCGTAAACGAGAGACATTTCACATCGTATCTTGTCGGGATTCATTTTCATCCTTTTTCTTTTCGTTATTTATATTTTCAATATTAGTAGTTATTCTCTTTATGTCAAATATCGTTTTAAATCCTTTTTCAAAAATATTTTTTTCTAAGTTTGGGAAAGGTTTTATTAGACAATTAAAAAGATATTCACTATTTTTAACAAAACTTGGGAAATTAATTGCAACAACAGGTATGCTCCTGTGTTCCTTTAAATAGTCAGCTATTTGATAATATCGTTGCATAGTTACCATAAGCTGACGATCAGGGTCTCCCTTTGTTTCTATGTCTAATCCGCCCCTCCAGTAACCTTCATCCCATCTTTTTATCCTGCTTTTTGCAACTTCTTCAAAATCTCTACGAAGCCATATGTAATAATCAATATCCCATTGATCCAACCATTTAATGTCTTTTGCTGTATGCTCATGATCTTTGATTATATATGCATTCAAGTTTCCTTCGAGAAAAAAAGACCTGAATAATTCCTCGTTTTTGTAAGAATTTTTCCCGTAACCCGTCTCTAATCCTAAATATGACAACAAACACATCAATATTGTCGAACCTGTTCTTCCTGTCCCACCAACTATTATCTTATGTTTCATAAATCACCTTATGTCCTGTTAAATGAAATTTTCTATCTGGGTACATATCCCTTATCATTTTTTTTATTTCTTTAGTGCATATATCATAATTAGTAGCCGAAACCCCATTTTCGTTGTGATACAATAATCCCCCCACAACATCGACTTTTGAAAAATTAGTAATTTTAGACATTCTCAGCCAGTATTCCCAATCTTGGGCAACTACAAAACTTTCATTATAAATACCTATATCTTTCCCCAACTTTTTTCTATATATTACAAATTGCCCAATATAATTATGTCCCTCTAATTTTTCTTTTGAATACTCATCTACATGCACCGTATGCATACCATTTCTGGTGTAATCAAAATTAGAATAAACTACTCCTATATCGGGATTACAATCAAGAAACTCAACCATTTTATTGGCACTTTCAGGATACCAGTAATCATCCTGACCTATCCAAGAAATATATTCACCTCTGGATAAAGAAATGCCTTTGTTGAGCGCAGTTGCATGACCAACATTTTTAGACAATTCTATATATTCTATAGGTAAATCACAAATTAGCGAATACTCATCCTCTGGCGAAGCATCGTTTACTACAATAGTTTCGGAATTGTTAGCTGACAAACATGATTCAACAGCCTTTCTCAATTTGCCATGACTATTGTATGCCGGTATTATAAAACTAATTTTTTTCAAATTGTTTCCTTTCTTAAATTAGAAGGGTTAAACTCTATGCCTGCATAATTGCAATACATCTTATATCTTGCAAGCATCATAAAATATTTTCGTTTACTAAGCAAACCATCATATTTCTTGCTATGTCTCCACTTATATAATATTTGGGGGATATTGCTAATTTTACATTTGGTCATAAACCTAAAAAATAAATCGTAGTCCTGACATCTTTCAAATATCTCATCATACATACCCGCTTCTTTTAACAACGATGTCCTGAACATTATAGAACCATGACAGAATTTATTTCTATTAAAAAAATCTTTTCGGATATCTATATCTTTAGTTGGCGATTTCACATCCATTTTAAATTTACCGTTTTCATTTATTATCCTATACCATGTCCCAATTAAACCAAAGCCATCGTTATCTTCTAAAAAATCAATTTGCCTTACAAATCTATCGGGTAGAGAAATATCGTCTGCATCCTGTCTGGCTATATATTTAATGTTGGGATTATCGTTCAAAACCTGTCTTATCAAAAAATTCAAAGATTTAGGAAGTCCATAATTCCCTTCCCTTGTAAATATTTTTATTTTTTCGTTACTTCTATATTCGTTGCAAACTTCATAACTATTATCCGTAGCACCATCAATTAAAATGTAAAATAAATAATTATCGTAAATTTGGTTTAATATGGATTGTATGGCATCGTTGACATATTCACCTGCATTATATACCGACATTATTACAGCAAGATTCATTTTTTATTCCTTACAAACAAATTGGGATGCGAGTCTTTAAAATATTTGCGAATTTTGTCGTCATGCCCTTTAGTATATATAATATTATATTCATCTTTAAATTCATAATCGTTATTTTTAGCAAGTTCGTTATATATTTTTGATCCCGGCAACCCGATATATACATTCCTTGATACCTGCCCCTTGGGGATATATTTATCTATAAAATTTTCGGTTTCAATACGATCTTGCTCTGTTTCATACGGAGTACCGAAAAGAAAAGAGGCATGCATGTTCATACCTATTCCCTTGCAATATTTTGCAATCTTTATGTTATCCTCCATTTTAAATCCCGGTTTTAATAAAGGCAATAACCTTTCAGAACCAGTTTCAAACCCAATAAACAAACCTTTGCATCCAGCCCCTTGCATTTTATCAAGCAATTCAGGTGATAGATCTCTTACAGATGTTTCGCAATACCAATCTATGTCAATATTATTTTGCTTCAAAAGATTACAAAAATTATAAATTCTTTCATTATTGAAACAAAAATTATTTTCCCTGAAGTAAATAGAACCAACACCTTTTTCTGCTTTTAAATATTCTATGTCTTTAATTATTCTTTCGGCACTTTGAAATCTATACTTATTGCCAGATATAGGACCAGAAGAACAAAAAGAACAATTATATGGACAACCACGAGAAGTATTCATGTTGAAAAAAGGCAATTTGGATTTGACATGCGACTTATATTTTCTGTCACCAATCAAGTCATATGCAGGCATTGGCAATCCATCTAGTTCTTTTATATATTTTGTCTTTATAACATGATCTTTTATTTTACCACTTATAAGATCTAAAATAACATTTTCAGCTTCACCTATAATAATATGATCTATTTCATCTGGATAATCTTCGGTTACAGACCAATGCGGACCACCAGATATTATTTTCACATTATGTTTTTGGCTTTTTAGTTTGCGAACCTGATTCATAACATCTTTAATGCATATTGTGCAGGCATATATACCTACTATGTCAATATCATTACTTTCTAAATATTCAGAATCATAACTATCGGCAGGACCATAGTAGGGGTCTTTAAAAAAAATATTATGCCCCTCTTCCCTTAAAATAGAAGCTATGTACCCTAAGCCGATAGGAAATAATTTTTCCGATATACTAAAATAAATATCGTTTTGAATTGGTGCAGATGCAGTAGTTAATAAAATATTCTTGCAATTTTTCTTTGAATATTTTTTGATAATTTTTTCCCCTATCATTTTTCTAGTGCCATCTAATTCAGTAGAATACGTCATGGATTTTTGGGAAATATTTACATCTACCACGATCTTGTCAATAAAATTCCACGCATCAACTCCATATTCGTCTAAAACTCTAAAATTCATTTCCATGTCACCCAGACATGGCAATGTGTCATCAAAATACCCGATGTCGTCAAAAATTTCTTTCCTAAACATTCTATTACAAGTAGTCCAATTCCTACCTGTTTCCAAAGGCGATTCCCCTCTTTTTACCATATTGGCAAGAGTATAATTCTCCTCTGGTATTATGTCGCCACATCTATAATTAAAATTTCTATTGGCTTTCCCATATACAGCCTTTATACCATTATTTGTAAATCCAGAAATTAAAAGTTCTAATGCATTTGGTCTAAAAAGATCATCATCATCTAATTCTGTTACAAAATCTCCAGTTGCCAATTTTAATCCTGTATTTAAGGAAGCAAAAAGACCTAAATTATTGGAATGCCTAACGTAAATATAATTTTCAAGTTCAGAATCTTTTATTATATTGCGGACATCATCGCCTCCATCATTTACAACAATAACCTCATAGTTTTCATATGTTTGTTTCTTTATTGATTCCAATGCACTTAATAATGGCTTCTCCCTATTGTACGTTGGGACTATAATAGATATTTTTTGCAAAGACGGCACAACTGTTTTGAAAACTCTTAAAACATCCTTAGATGTTATTGACTTTACACATATATCATTGCCACGTGGGCATTTGAGCTTTCTATTCATAGGACGATCTATAGACCAAATTCTACAGCCTAGACAATTTAAATTTTCATTGCGAATTGCTTTTAATCTTTCTGGATATAGCAAAACAAGTTCCGGGGGAACGCTACCTAGTATTACAGCACCCGGTTTATAATATGCATTGGCAATATGCATTGGGGCACTGTCTATGCCGAAAAAACCAGAACAATTCTTTATAATTCCTGCCGATTCCTCCCATGATAAACCACAGTAACTATCAGCTATGTCTTGGGTCAAATTCCTACTCTTACCAATTTCTATAATTCTATACCCCATTTTCTTTATTTCCAACAAAGATTCTTTAGCAACATCTATTGGCATATTTCTTCCATCCCAAGGATTGGGACCCAAATGTACAACTATATATTTAAAATTAAAATATTTTTCTACCCATTCTGCTATTTTGTCGGTAAGAAAAAATTCTGGTCTTTTGTCTTTTAAATGTATTCCTGATTGTGCCATGTAAGAATCTACAATATGACCAATTGATTCCGATTTATGATACATGCATTCGTATGTCATGTCTAAGTCTATAACGCAATCGTATTTACTCTCATTTATTTTACTAGAAGTCCCTAAAATATTATCTATCTTTGGGTTATTAACTAATAATCCAGGAGCGTTTGTCACAATAGTTATTTCTGCGTAAACATTTTCTCTCTTTATCTGTTTTATCAATGGAGTTATTAAAAATACATCGCCAGAAGAAGATGTTCTTTTTATTAAATATGATTTTTTAAAACTTTTATTTTTTATATAATTAGAGAATTTATCTACCAATATCTTTTCATTTTTTAAATTATATCCCCTTACATCCTCCCTAACGAGCCGGGAAGTTGGACACGATTTGTCATGTATCATATTAAAAGGAGTATGCTTTATCTTAAACCCTCGCATCCTTGCACATAAACACAAATCGGAATCCTCTGCATACGCAAATTCTAATTCAGGAGAAAATAAACCAAATTCTTCGGCATATTCTTTTTCTATTGCAAGACAACTGCCCTCAATGTAATCATAATTATCGGAATCAACACTATACCCCTTGCCATTATCTAAAAGACGACATTTAGTTGGTCCGCAAATTTTAACATCATGATCGGAAAACCCGGATAATATTTTATCCAACCAGTAATCAGACACCGTAATGTCATTATTTAACATAAGAAAATAACGACCATTGGCTTTTTTAAATGCATATTTTTGCCCGCCGATAAATCCAATGTTTTTCTTGTGCTTTATTATTATTGTTTTTATGTCGTTCTCTTCCTTAAAAGATTGAATATATTCGTATGTATCATCTTGGCTATTATTATCAGTTAATATTAATTCATACCTTATATCGCCTTTAGAGTTTAAAATACTATTCAAACACTTTTTCGTTTGATCAATCCTATTGCAACACAATATTGATATGGAAAATATAATATCTCTTTCGTCTATCTTGGATATTTTCTGATATTCATCCTGCTCATCTAAATCACCAACATTATCTTGCAATATTTCAATTTCATCTGAAGATATCGGTGTGTCATCGTAATGCATATTTATTATTTCAGGTCTTTCAATATTCGCAATTTTCGAAACCCCAAACTGATCCAATGCAAATGATGGAACGTCTTTTTCTTCAACACGTTCCCAGCCTTGAGTCAAAAGTGCTTTTACCGAAGCCCGTTTTTTTACAATACAATACCCTTCAAAACATTTAATTACTCCCTCATAATGAGTAGTGGTTGTATTCCTAAAATAACCTTTTTTATTCATCCAGTACATTTCCACTCTCCTATATAATATTTCCCTTTTTTATACCCGTTCATTGCAACCCGTATTGCCCTTACCCTCAAATCAGAACTCCCCCTGAATCTTTCTATTATTTTATTCTTTAATTCGTTTGGTCTTGCATGATGTTTAAAACATTTCAATGGTCTGCTCCAGTATTGTGTTTTCAAGCTGACTCTCGCCCAGTCAATATCGTCACATCCCCATTTCACCCCGGTTTCTGGTTCGTAACACCTGAACCCACCAAACTCTTTCACAACAGGGTGACGGGCAAATATAACCCTGTACGCCCTGTGATGACAATGGTCTATTGTTATCTTCTCGTTTTCCCCAACTGTCATGCTGTCCATTTTAGGCATCTTCTCAAACTCTTTTAACACGTCTTCATCCCATCCCGGCAACGCTTCAATGTTCCCGTCTGCCTTCACAAATATATCTTCAGGATTAGAATCCGGCATCTCTTTTAACCAGAAAATATTTCTTGCTGTAGCAGGCGATAAATGTTCGCTTGATACTTTAAATTCGTGTATCATACCTTTTTCTTTTAATGCAGAAAGTTTAACTTCCATGTCAGGATCAGGGCTATGGTTGTCTACATAAAACACCTGAACATTATCCGGGTTCTTTGCGTTTTGCTTCCAACTAACAGCACATTGTTCCCATACATCAGGTCTGTTCCATTCAACAATAAATATTTTAAACATTTTATTCTCCTTATCCCTTCGCTAAATTTTTTGTAAGCCTGTATAAATCATTTAGATCATCAAAAGATATGTTCTTTGACATATAATTCACAAGAAATGTCGCACCTGCCAACCCAGAAAAATGATCTGTAACTTTTACAGTGTCCAATAATTTCAAAGAAGGCAAATATGCAGAATTTATTTCCATCTCTGCCTGCACAGTATTGTATCTTCTTATAATATTATTGGCGATTGTAGTTGCCACATCATCTTCCTGAATATAAGGGTTTTCTATCTTTACTGTCTTGCCATAAGTCAGTGTGCCGGAAGTTGCACTTGCCTGAACAAAATCTTCTCCCGTAACCACCGCTTCTTTCACAAGCCGATCCCTTCTCTGCCCTGTATACTTTACCGTTACTGCATTATCATTCTCCGTCAATGTGACTCCGGTAGTTGCAGAATGTGATGTTATATTACCCCATGTTTTAAAATAAATGTCCCCCTGATTGTTAGTATATACAACTCCATCACAAGCCTGTGCAAGTTTGAAAAGAACATCCCCGATGGATTGCTCTTGGATTGTAACATTGGAAAAATATTGTTCGTAATCCTCTAAAAATATATCTTCACCCGGTATATTTGCTTCAGTAAACAACAGATCATGCATTATGTCCTTCACTCTCCATTGCCCCTGATAAATCTTGGGATCTGGAGTATTGTCTACCGGCATCCCCAACTTTGTGTCGATTGCTTCTCTTAATAAACTCCTGCAATAAATCTGAGCAGTTTCATCATTTGATATTTCTACCCTGTCAATATAATAGCGTCCGCTTAAATAATACTCACTCCTACTACTAAGCTGAAATCCAGTAAATATTCTTATTTCATCACTCAAATAATTCCTGTTATAAAATATTGAACTGGTATCAAGTTCAGAAAAATACCTATCTTCATTGTTTACAATTAAAGTAACATCTCCGGCTACTATATTGCCAAGATCGTCTGGCTTAACAGGAACTTCAGAATTTAAATCGCTAATAGATGTTATGTAATCTGTAATATTGATCTTCTCGTCTTCCCTTGCACCCGAAGCCGGAACTAATTGCACTCTGTATATTGGAGTGGAATTTGTCGAGTTCTGAGCGGTCATAAAAGCTGTCGATGGAACCTGACCGGGATCTGTATATTCGACAGTAAAATTGTTTACTATAGGGCTTCTGCCTGTAGCATGTGTGTTGGCTAAAATTATTGCCCATCTTACGCTATAAAAATAATCAGTAGTTGTTCCCGGCATCGCAACATATGTTTCAGGCATCGTTTGAGTTCCGGCAGATGAAGTTGACCAAACAGAATGCCAAACGGGTTTTTTCTCTCCTGGCCCACCTCTTGGAGGTATCCTGCCTTCACCAGAATACAGCATGTTGTAACTGTCAATCGCCTTAAATAAATGTGGAGCCTGAATGTTATTCTCGTCCCATTCCCCGGAAGAACCAACATCTATTTGATAATCCCCAGCATTTAATTTGTTAAAATCTTCTGTGTATAACTGACATTCTGCACAATCAGTTGTCTTATTTGTCATATTAAGAGCATATCCCAGATAGCCACCTTCAATTACCGTTGCTCCTCCACGAAGATATAAAGTATTGCCCTTCCCTGAATTGTCTGTTATTAAATTTCCTGCACCCTCAAAATTGCTGGCAAAATCCCAGAAACCTAAACTTTGGTGCATGTCGGCCATTGCCCCATCATCCGATAAGTCGAACTTATACCAGGGTGGCATAGGAAAGCTTGCATCCCCATTATTTATGAATTGCCTGTATGTAGGAACCATACCGCCAACTTCTCCCTGAGGATTGATGAAAAGGATATCTAATCCAATATCGCAATGCCCTATATAACCCACTGTATATCCAGCTTTTTTGTTTTGATCCTGCAATGCTAAATTATAACCGTTCCCTAACATTGGTGGCATTGATAGGCTTGGGTCTAAAATTTTAGGACCTTCGCTACTTACGGATGTATACCCTTTCTTCCAGATAACATCCGGCAGACCATAACCCTGACCATCCTGATTGCTCGTATTATAAGTAAAACTAAACATATGATTTATGTCAACAGATGGAAGATGCACGGACATATAGCCAGAGGGGTATGTTGATGTATCGAGATAATCTCTAACCAAATCCCTCCATTGCTGTGACGATTTGAGATGTCCCTGAGCAAGCATTACTCCATGATATGAAGCACCGGGGAATTGTTGAACATTTGAAAATCCCCACGGTCCAATAGGATTTAATAGATCGCAATCATAAGTATCATCTCCGTTGTCTGTTACGTTTACAATTCTATTTAATTGAACCTGAGCTCCACTCATGTATTCTGTTGCACCTACGGCAGGTCTACCCCAGAATAAAATATCCTGACCGCTACCTTCATAATCAGTAACTCCGTCAACCCAAGAATATTGCCTTGTCAAAGTTACAGATGTATCCCCTTCTACAACTCCGTTTGTCATCATCCATGGACTTCTCGCAAAATAATCGGCACCACCCCAACCATTTTCAAAACCGTTGCCCCCACCAATTCTCGGCATCATGGAGACCCGGTAACATTCAAGTTGATCCCCTGTAAATTGAGCAACAATATAATTCCAGTGATCATGCATCAGAAAATGTCCAAAACCCATATTCATACTTTGCTCAGGTGTAGGCTCTGCCGTATACCATTGACCATCGACATAAGCATGTGCCTGCACCATATTTTCATGCGTTACTTCAACCCAGAAATTACCCATATCAAATAATACGGCACCATCAACGGGAGGGTATCCCAGACTTGACATTGGATAAACAAGTAATGAAACATGGAATCTTTTATATGGATTGCTGAAACTAGATTCCTGAACAGCACTGCCTATTGTCCTTTTAGTACCATCGTCCCCTGTATAATGAATCATACTCTTAGGAAGCCACATATTCAAATCTGGATAATAACAACCATTACTATCAAATGTCGATCCGGGTTCGATAAACGGATTCCCGTCAAACTTGGTGAAAGTAGTAAAATTAGTGCTTTGAGCAAATCCTATTTTCGCATATTCTCCCGTGCTTTCACCAACATATGCCATATAAACCGCATTGCCACGATATTTTACCGACGGTTGTTTTACAGCAAGGGAATCCCATGCCCCTGCCGCACCAACATCAAGGACAATTCTTCTGTCTGCCCTTGTTCTCCATTTCACCCAATTGCTTGTATCCTGATTATCATCTATCGTATACGCCCCACCGATTTTTGTAACTCTGTAAGAATTGTTTGCAACCCTTGCCATCTTATCAGCATCATAATCATATGCATAAGTGGACGCACTATCTTCCCCATATCCAACATATTGCAAGCATATGTCATTCCCGCTTACGCCCGATACAGTGCATACTTCGTAATGATCCTGATCAAAAATTATTGCAAGATCATTGTCAATAAACTTAGTGCCGTCTGATACTGTTATTGAAACAGAAGATTGCCCCTGACTTGAAACCGAAGAAGAAATACTAACCCTCGGTCGCTCCCTTGCAGTATAATACATAGCCATGACACCCGGAGCAGACCTCTCATCCCCCTGAATTATTGCAGGATCGGACACTATTTCATCCCATACAGCAGGCATGAAAGGTCTAACATTATCTATATAAAGAGTATCGGTTCCGCTTGGTGTACTGTCAGGTTGCACGTCAAATATTACCGACCTAATATATTTTCGACCCGCAAAAGAACTAAAATCAAAAGATGTGCTTCCTGTCGCCGCACCTCGTAAAACATTCTCAAAAGTATGAGTAGTAGATGTTCCATCTGCGGCAAGCAATTTTACAGTTATATCGCCCTGAGTATTTGTCCCGCTTCCCTTATAGTTAAATTGAAAATAATTATAATTACTACCGTTAGTATCATCGGAAGTTACTTCGAAATTCATAGGTACTGGCATTAACCCCCATAATTCCCCTGCATCAGTATACTCGCATTTCAAGCACGTTACGCCTGTCATTGCAGTTGTAGTATCAAGGGAAATAGTCAGATCTGAATCTTCGGAATCCCATACCATGTGCAATTCATCGCTATCTGCATACCCGTTGAATGTTTCAGTTTCGTTCCCATGCCTTATAATCGGATTTAATTTTTTCGGATTTTGGTTCCCTAAAAATTGACTCCAATTATAATAATCCTGTTCCTCTTTTGATAAAGCAAGACCTATTTGAGAACTATACTTTTCCCTGTTTCCGGAAAAGAACAATCCGGGCTTATTCCATTCTTCCTTTTCATCCTTTTCGTATGTGTCAACGCCGTCTAATATTCTTCCGCTCTCAATACCATCGCCTGCCCAATCCCAGGGATATTCCGTCTGCAATCCAAATAAAGGATTATCAGTATCCCTTGTCCATTTCGTATTTGTATTGATAACATAAAGTTTATCATCCCTGCTTACTGGTAACGCAAGTTTTTCTATGTATATTCTTGTATATTCATCACTTAAAGTATTATTAACTCCTTCAAGGGATCTGCCCTCTGTGCAGTCATTGGAATTTAATATTTTATATATCATTACCTGATTATCTTTACTTTTAGAATGTATGGCAACATAATCACCCTGAACAATATTAGTGTTTTTTACAACATCAACATATCTGAGAGTTGAGACAAGTAATCCATCAGACATATTATAACTATTATCAACAGTTTCAGTTAAATTTAAAGATTGGTCGTGGACTATGTTGTCAATCAACCCAACTTCCTGATGGTTGGAATCTTCTATAAGAACATAATCCCCATCGGCAAATCCATTTGTATAGGTAACAGATATTCCACTATCAGTGTCAGCAACCAGATCCCCGCATGGAGCCTCTATTGCCGCAGGGTCAACCGTTCCGCTCGTTACGGTGGAACCGGGAGCATACAAAAGACCTAGTCTTTTATGCTTCCACCTATCCCCGCTTATCTCTACCTGTCCTGCATAAATATCCCCGTCTGGACCAATATCTATATTTTCAACATGAATTTCATCCCCAAGCCAATCTTGCAGGGTATTATATGTAAGTGTTGTCATCTATTAAGAATCCCCAAGTGTAAATGTTGAAGGTATTTCGGAAAGTAAAGACGTTCCTACAAGTTCTATGTTTCCATAGTAACCTATAGGCGTAAATCCGGCTACGAACGTAAAATTAAAATCATTAGTCCATTGCACCATAAAAGATGCACCTGACGCACTAACAGGCGCAGGGTTTATTATAAATTCCTGATGTGTATTATATACAGTCCTGAGATTATCATATTGATCATTTCTAATATAACTACTTTCGTTGAAGGTAAGATTAAAATGGATGATATAGCCACGATGATAATATTTTGTAAGCCCGCTACCGAGTTTTGTTTCGTTTTGAACATGCTCGTACCAGTGAGCTATTTTAGGGTTGTATTCGAATTGGTATTCAGTATAGGGCGAATCGTCGTATAAGAATTTTATGTTGTCTTGATCAAAAACTGCCATTATTTATCTTCACACCCTTCCATATCCATCGTCCTGCATTGCAGGTTTTATTTTTTGCCTGTAAAGTTTTCTCCAATACGCAGGATCATCAAAATTCCCAGCACCAACATACAGGTTTACAGTGTTCCCGCCACCGCCAGTTCCCAACATTCTTGAAGGCATCATGTTCATGCCGGAAAACAATCTTTCTGCCATTGTGCCGAAGAAATCCTTTATGTAGTCTCTCGGCAACACAACTTCGTTCGGATGAAGTATTGCAGGGATTGGTTTGGTTCCATGGGTTATCATCCCTTCTGCCGCCTGTGGTATTTTAGGTAAACTGCCCGGACCTTTCTGGACATATCCTCCTTCTGCAAACATCCCACCTCCAGCGACGGCGCTTGCGAGACCCCTGATAACTCCGAGACCAGATAATGACGTGATTGCGGCAGATATCATATCAGCAAGAGCCCTCTTAAATGCTTTTTTCATGTTTTCCCACATTTCACTCATAGATTCAGAAAAACTTTGTCCTTCTTCAAACATACGGTAAAAAGCATCTGATAATTCCCGCTCAAAAGTATTTATAACGTCAACAATTGCTTGCGCAATACCCCTAAAAACACCCATTATCATTTCGCCGATTATCCCCGACTTTCCTCCGAGACTTTCCATCCCCTGACTCATTGCACTGGTTGCCTGCCCCCAAGCTGATTCCATTCCTGCCGCAGTCTGATCCCATAAATTGCCAGTTTTATTCGCAAGGTCAAGATTTGTCATGGAAAATTGTTCCGCTTTGCCTTCCAACGCACCTTCGGGCAAATAATCGCTAAGGTATTCTTCCCCGGTTCCCCCGCTTTCTCCAACATTTAATGCGGGCAAGTTTACAGTCCCCATCGTGGAAAGCAATATATATCTTCTATATAATTCCCAAAGATTTTTGTTTAAATAATCTACCTGTTTGATTTGTTCTTTAATCTGTTGTATGTAATAATCTACAACCCACGTCGATTGACCATACTGTTCTCGTACAATCTCAACTCCAGCCGCTAACCGTTCGAACTCTTCCTTTTGTTCCCTTGTTAATTCCTTGCCCGTTTTTAAATGTTCAGATAATGCCTGTAAAGAATGGATGTAACTCGATAGTAAATTAAAACCATCTTCTACAGATCTTGTGTATTTCTCCTGTTCTTCGGTTCCATCAGATGTATAATCATTAACTTTTGTTTGAGTATTTATAAAAAAATCCGTAAAATCCTTGTATGTTTGATATTTATTATGCAATGTTTTTACAAATGTTTCCCCTTCTTCTTTCGTTATTTTCTCAGCAAGGACAGCTTTTCTAATTTCAGTGTCCCAAAAATCTAAGAATTTATCACTGTCAACATTTTCTGCTTTTTTTAATAGTTCAGTTCTTTTTTTAATATCTTGATTGAACCAATCCCACCAGCTTGTAGATTCATCCATAAATTCTTTTACGTAAGAAGTTATATCTTTTTTTGCTTGAACCATTGCGTGTTCATGCAGGTTAGTCATGTTCCTAAAAACTGCTTCAAACCATTTATTCAATATTGGAGTAAGATGTTTCATTATATAAATGCCTACACCCTGAAAATATTTTTTTAGTTTCTCAATCTGCTTACCGACTTCAACGACACTATCTACAAAATCTTTTTCAAAATATGCCCCCATATCTTTAGCATCTTTATTAAATTTTCTTATCCCAGCAGACCCATTTTCTATGATAGGAATGAATTCACGTCCTGTTCTTTCAAATACTGCAATCGCAACACCAGCCTTTGTGCTTGCACTTGTTAATTTGGAAAATCTATCGGCAATTAAATTTAACTGATCTTCAGGTTTTAAATCTTTTAAGTCTTTAAACGATAAGCCCAATTGACGATAAGCCCATGCTACACGCCCCTTTCCACCACCTTCCTGCCCTAGCAGGGATATAGATTTACCCATATATGCCAATGCTCTCTGTAATTGTTCCGTAGTAATAAGATAAGTCTTCGCAGCGAGGTCTAATCCCGAAAGTGCTTCCGTAGAAAATCCGGTAATTTTGGATAGCTGATCCATCTGGCGAGCGGCATCAATAATACCAAGAGTTAAATCTTTCATAAAATCTATCGTTTTAAATATAACAAAGTATGTTGCAAACCTCGTTGCCCAATGTTTTGTATACCTAAGAAATGCTTGCATTTCGGTTCTTCTTCTACCAAAATGAGCTTTTTCACTTTTCTCAGCCTGATTCTGCATTCTTTTTTCAGCTTGATATCTTTCAAGGACAAGCTTTTTTCTCATTTTAGCAAGATTTTCTTCACCCTTAAATCTATTTTTTGTAGATTTTATTCTTGCCATATCCGATTCTCTTTGAGCTTTAAGTTTCTGTCCTTGCATAAATTCTTCGATTCTTGCAGATTCCCTTTCTTGCTTTATTTTTTCTCGATATCTTCCATAGTCGCTCTTACTTAAATCATCATTCAATTGTTCGATCCGTTTTACTCTACCGTCTGCACTCTTTATGGTTTCCTTATCTGTATCCTGTTGAAGATCGAGATTGTCTTTCATCATCTTTTCTTTAGTTTTCCCGCCAGTTATTTCTGCCGTTTCTATCTCACCTAAATATTTCTTTTGCATATCAACGTCACGCTGAGCCCAATATTCTCTACTTTCATATTCCCGCTCTGCCATCTGAGTTGTCTTTTTTAAATGTTCAGTATTTAATGCATCGTATTTTTGCATAACTCTACCAAGATCTGTCATACCAGTAACCATGCCCCTTTGCCCAGCACCTTCCATCGCAGTGCCAGCACCTTTTCTCCTTACTTGATCCATCTTTTCGATGTATCGTTGAATCTTATTCATTTCACCTTCGATTACACGACTGGCATGTTTAAAATCCTTTTCAACTCCTTGCAAACTAACAGATTGACTTTTTTCAAACTTCTTTAATGCATCTTCAGCTTTTTTAAGATGATCTACATAGTGTTTTTGTATCTCAATATATAACTCGTATAAAAAATCTTTATCAGCATTTACCATTTATCGTTTCACCCCCTTTAATTCTCTTTTTAAATTATCTTTTAAAATTTTCATCACATCTATGTCCTGCGCAGTCCATACAAGCACGGGTCTTGGTAGCATCTTGCTTGTTCCCTTAATTACCCACTCAACATGTTCATCCCATCCCTGCAACCATCCGACAGCACCTTTTATACCTTCCGTTATATACTCGGTTTTCTTGCCCAATTCGTCAGACATCATATGCTCCACTTCATGCACTCCCCATTCTGGTTCATGCCCGTGAAACTGTATCCCAGCATGTCTACTCGCAAAAGGATGGTCAAAATATGCTCCCAAAACATAATAATGCTGTTCTGGAGATCCTCCGTGCATCGTAAAAGATATATTTTGTTTAACGGCAGAATAATATTCCTGTATTGTCCAATCCATAGCCCTTTTACATGCAGACCGAACTTCCTTTGTTTTGTCTTCCATCTGCTTCTTAAAATTTACGTGATATCCCTGTCTTTTTGCCAATCGCTACACCTTCTCCGCATATCCCCTTGATTGTAATTTGTTCATCGCCCTATCCAATGCTTCGTAATCTGCTTTCGTTTGAGGTTTTTTCAATACTACCCCCTTCTTTTCTCCTTTTGGGTCTTTTATCTTTTCGATCATCTTCTGATTTATCCTTGAATTATTGTAAACAAAGTTTCTAACTTGATCTCCTGTATGTTCCCACAAAAGCTCTCGATAAGTCCATCCGGTCTCCGTAATAATCCCAGCAATCATTTCTCCTATGGTTTCAATTTTGATGCCATCTGACTCAGCTTTGACTGTTTTAGAATTGATCTTATCGAAGAGAATTCGAAAAAATCGAACATCACATCGCATGACAGGCTTAACCCAAACTTTTCATTTTTTATCTGTTCTACACTAAAGCCTGTGTAGCAAGCCATCATTTCAAATAACTTGTCATGCCTTTCAGTATCGGTATCTTTCCTTAGCCTTTCAATAACATAGCCAACGCTAAGCTCAGGATCACCTTCCTCTCTATACGCTTCTTTAAGTTCTTCCATCAGCATGTTGATTTTTAATTCATCCCCATAAAATATAGGCTTTAGCTTGATCTTCTCTCCGTTCGCATCTGTAATAACATCCTGATCCCCAAGAATCTCCTTGAATTCTGCAATTGCAACTTTTGCATCGTTTAGATTTTTAATCTCGTTCATGTTCCCTATATCCTTTTCTCCTTGTTTGTTGTTAAATTATAAAAACAAGGGCGGGACATGCCCGCCCCGTTAAATTTAAGACGCATTTAGGCGTCTGTATCTGTACAACTGGCTTCCTGCACTCAATGTAGTGCCAAGCCAATCTGAAGTTCCGTTCCACAAATCAAACGAGTAGTCAAATTTGTTGTAATCAGAAGGATTGAACGGATATGTCAATGCTCCGTTCCCTGAACATTTCCAAATATCGAGACTGATCGTAGCTCCTGTTGGCGTTCTGTGAAAAACTTCTAGTTGTAAATTAGCAACAGAAATCGTTCCCCCGAAATCATATCGTTCACTGCTTCCTGTAATAGCTGTAGTTCCTGCACCAAGGGCACGATACATATTCTCTATGTTCCACTCCCACCCCTTTACATTCAAAGTTCCTACCTCTTCAATACAATGTTTTATCGTAGTCCTCTGTGGTGTCCCCTGTTTACAACTCAATAAAGTTCGGGTGACCTCAAGCGTAACTTCATCTATAGTCCCAAAATCAGTTCCATTGTTATATGGTGTAACACCAGCGGCAGTAGGGGTCGTATAACTTTGACCATACAATATACATTGACCTAAAGTTATACTGTCAGTTGTTTGACTAGGTATGTTATAATTAGTCGCCATTTAATATCACCCCCTATTTTAAGTTCTCCTCAATGCAAATACTTCGAACGTGCAATAACAATTATATGTTATCGGTTCGCTGTCGGGGTCTATTGTATGCCTCGGAGTATCTGGCATCCCCCCCGTTACTATATGGTAATTTGTATTTCTAAAATTTTTGATCGCCAATGCACTCTTCATCGCAGAATATATTTGAGCAGCTTCCTTTAATGTTTCTGCATGAGTTCTTATTTCAAACATGAATCTGGATTCTGTGCTCAATGCTCCACCAACCCGTACGGGCATTACAATATAAAATGTTATGCAGGGAAATTCAACACTTCTTATTTCGGCAATCCTCTGCGGATAAACCCTGTCTTTCACGTATCCTTTGACAGTACTGTCTGACTCTAACTCGTTAATAAATATTTGAAATAATTTATGCAACATATTCTAATCCGGCACTATATCCTTTCTGCCCGGCATACCTACAATCTCGACATCTTCTGCATATGGCATAATATGATCAAGCATTCTCTTGCTTGCACTATAAACAGGATGAGCAGGATTTGTATTGGCTATAGCATGTTCAAGGCACGTTCTTGCCTTTCTTATATATAAAGATGCAAGTTGGTTGTGAGATTGAGTCAACTTCGGAGAATGTATCATTGCCTGCTTGAAATGATATTCTGAATCATCCTCCCTGCCTTCGTTCAATCTGTGTAATGCGAGTGAGAAATGAGCCATGCCATCATTAGGATTCCCGGCAAGTATCTTCTCGCATATCCTTGCATATCTTTTTAATTTCTTTTCAACAGCCATCGGGTCTTTTAAATATCCAAAATGATGTATGCCTTCCTGCGGATTGGCAACAAATATTGTTTTGCCATACATTTTTATGTTCGATAAAGAATCGTTCACACTTTCATGTACTTCTCCGCTATATTTCACTTCAGGCAAATTCCTAAACATTCTACTGTTTTCCGATATGAAATTCTTGCCGCTTGGAACATAATTTATCACAGGGATAACATAAGCAAGCACAGGCTCTTCTATCATGCGATAAAATCTAAAAACATCCAATCCCATATTACCGTTACTGAGGCGTTCATCTGGATCTAATTGAAAACACCATTTGGCAGTTGATTTAGATCTTGCAAAATCCCTCGCATCTGCAAAGTTATCCTTCCATACATAATCATACACTTTCGCCCCATAATGTTCTGCAATCCACTTTGTATTGTCTTTGGAACCAGTGTCAACTATGACCATCTCATCAAAAAACATATGGTAGCTGTCAAGGAACACTTCAAGATTTTCTTCTTCATTTCTGGCAATCATTATAAGCCCAAGAGTATTGTCGGGTGTGTATTTTACAAGTTTCACGTTTACATCTATAAGATGAGAATAATCAGATGCTCCGATCATTCTGGTTCTTTTGTCCGTATCCATGTCCTGATACCAGTTATATTTCCTTACCCGATCATCCCTGTCAACATACCCATAATGCCTGATCCTGTAAGGAGTAATTACTACATTTTCTATAGGAACCCATGGCACTGAATTACAATGGAATCCCTGCGGGTGATTGCTGACAATATGCTGGTTAGGCATATTCCTTACCATCCTGACATTCGCCATGTTGCCGAAGATCCCATCTGTTCTCTGCATATCTTCGGAATCCCAATGCGTTATGTATCTGAATATGTATGCATGAGTATCAGGGCGAATCGGGTTCATCAGCTTTTCAGCTACTTCTCTCGTAAACTTTTCTTCAAGTTCTTCGTCCCCGTCGTTGATGATGACCCAGTCTGGATTTCGTGATTTGCACAATTGATAGAGTATCTCTCGATCCCTTGCTTCGTTAAAGGTAGTTTCTGTTTGTCGATGGATTTCGACAACTTTCTTATGTTTCTGCGCAATTTCCACCGTCTTATCCGTAGAGTTATCATCGAAAACAACGATTTCATCTGCAACCTCCTCCATTTTAGTTAGCACCCTATCAAACCAGCGTTCTACGTTTTTTACCCGATAGCCAGCGACAAGTTTCTTGTTTGATTTTTGAGAATTTATCATCTCCCATTTCTTGTGATACGGGAACCTGTTTTTCAGTCCTCTCCTTGCAAAGTCCTGTTTCAATCGAAGGGTCGTCTGCCCTCCAACATGATGAACAAAGGCGTTTCTTGCAATTACACTGGCATGCCCGGCAAGGTCTGCACGAACAATATAATCGTTATCCTCAAACCCTAACGGCATATCCGTGTTGTTCATTCGGTATTTGTTCAAATCGTCGAGTTCCCCGACCGCTTCAAAACATTCCCTCGTCATTATCCAACAAAAACCCGAAAGGAAACCTGCTCTTTGAGCAAGGGATTCCCCCTTAATCCTGCACTCCTGCCTTCTTATCTTATCAAGCAAAACAGAAAATTCATGCAAAGTGTTGATGTTATATCTTGGTTCTTTAATCTGTTGCAATCCTGCCACATGATTCGACATGGGACCAGCAATACCGATCTTGTCCATGCCGAGTATCAATTCGGGGTGTTCTATTGCGTAAATTAACTTTGTGTCCCATCCCTGAGTGAATACAAGGTCGTTGTTCAATACGGCAAGGTAATTACAATCCTTTGAAGCGGCATTTAATCCGAGATTTATTGCCTTGCTGTAAGTTAGAAGCGTATCCGAACGCAATACTTTTACTTCGGGGAATTTCTTCAAACATTCAGTTGTCCCGTCAGTTGAAGCGTTATCGACTACGATTAGCTGGTAGGGCGTTTCAGTATATGCCATTGCGCTTTTAATTGCATTGACAGTATGTTCCCATCCATCAGAAGCCGCAATCACCATTGCCAGTTTGTTCTTAGACATTCTTATTCTCCTCGTCATTTAAATATTTTTCGTCGCCGTCATATCTATATTCATCCGGTATATATAAACCAACTTCATCTGGGTTGTTAGTTTTTTCCCATTTTATAAACTCGATAGAGACTGTTCTTGTAGGCATCCCACATCTTATATCTACGATCCAACAATCAATATCGTTAACCATAAAATCAGAAAAGTCGTAAGTCAAGAGATCGTATATTGGTTTAGGATATACATGGTAATTATACATATGCTTTAAAGCATTTACCCAACAGTTAGAATTATCTTCTTTGTGATATTTTATAACATAGGGTTTTCTTTTTTTTATCAAATTGAGATAATACTGCTTACCCCTATTCTCTATGCTTTTACCTATGTCTATCATTCTTATTCTCCTGCATCTTCGTTTTTGTTAAAATTAAGAATATCATAAATCTCAAATATATGATCTATGAAATGTTCTTCTAACTGATCTTTCACTTCCATCCAGCGTTTATGTCTAATGCAGTCAATAGAAAGATCTTCGTTGTTTTCCTTCTTGGCTACAATTTTTTCGCAAATTCTGCATTTCCATTCTACAATATTATCTGTACATATATAGCTAAAAAAAGAAAACATGGTTTTTGGCACATTGTTCTTGTAATGGAATTTATCTTCATGTTCTTTAATCAGTGTTTTTATTTTTGATTCAACATTGTTCACATCCGACCAACTATAATATGGATATGGATTGCCCTTGATATAAGGAGTTAAAGGTTCATCCGTTCCCGGAGGAACATATGGTTGCGTTGTAATAGTAGGGATTGAGACAGTATTTGAATGTCCAATTATCTCAATACTTTTTACTAATTCGGCTATTGCCACTATAAGATAATGATATTCAGGTTTTCCCTTACCTTTAGTTTCTTCAATACATTCTTGAAGTTTTTCGTTTAAAGATTTATTTAATTTCATTCTTATTCTCCTATATCTCCGTTTTTGTTAAAATCATTTCTTTATGAGTATCCCCATCAAAAGATGTTATGTCTCTAATATTAGAAATAACATAATACTTCGGAACTTTATTTTCTTTTTTTACCAATATATCATCGTTCTTTAAATCCACATTTGTTGCAGAATAAAAATCAGCATAATAATTAGTCCTCTCCCCCGGCAATTTCAACACTTCCATGTTGGTCTTTGTTCTGAAATAACCGTAGATAGTATACTTTGTTACCAGATTTCTGACATCTACGTTCGCTTCATCAAAAGTTTGGATCTTCATATAACCGGATAAACTCGCTGGAGTTACCCCCGATAGAGTCGTAAATAAATTCGTGCTTCTCTTTGATATATCGCTAGTATAAGTTAGTGTTTCTACTGTCGAACCATTCAAATAAATCGTTCCCGATTGAGCACTATTAAGTGTTATTAATATTAAAGATTCTTTTGCAGGATTTGGCTTTATGGAAACTTCATCAATTATTCCGTCATATAAAACATTGGTATACCTCTTTATCTCGACTAACTCGTTAGAAATGTCCTGTATCGTCAATTTTATTCTCCTATTTGAATTGCCGCCTGAAAGGGTGAAGCAACGTATAAATTCCGGGAGGCATCCCGTCAGTTAAATCATACCTTGTGTAATAATCTTCCCCTGCCTTTCTGGTTCTTATATCGTCAACACCGGAATCATAAAAATCACGCCTTACCAGCTTCATAGTTGCAAGTTTTATCGCATCAGGGATAGCCGTTGAAGCATACCCTGCCGTATAGGTAATCTCGAACTCCTTGTCCCCCTCATACCAGTAGTCTTTTATGTAGTTTATAACATCTATATTATCAGTCGGTTTTTTTCTCAACATCCCCTTGTCGTAATACGAGTTATAATCGGTTCCCTCTACAACAGCAGTCCCATGACTCGTTGCCCCTGCTATGCTCGTAACCGGATACTGCTTTAAAAATATCGCAACCTGCTTGTATTTAATGTCATGGTATTCGGTATACGTATCAGATATTATGTCCCTGTGAAGCCATTGCTGAATCGAAGCAGTATATCCCTTTATAAGCGTATCAAGCCAGCCGTCATATTTTTCTTCGTCAACCAGCTTGCAAGCCATCTTTGCTTCATTTAAAGTGATAAACTTTGCCATCGCATAGACTCCTATTAATATTTATTTTTTGGCATTAGGGTTGTGACCCTTAATGTATAATTGTAAATGGCTCGTGGGCATAAAAGCATCCCCGCATCCACATTTACATATTCTCTCTGATAAAACTTTCTTTGGCTTTTTATTGAGATTAGACCTTCCTTTTCTCCCGTAAGTATCCTGCATATATTCCTCTCTCGTAGATGGAAGGGTTTCGCTTTTCCTTTGCTCCCTGCTGTTTTTATCCAGCAAACCCCTCTTTACAAAATGATCCCATACATTCTGAGGAAGATCATCGACTGTAATTACTACCGGGAATCCCCTGATTCTCACAGCCGGAACATATTTGTCGTTCTTTACAACAGCGTAACCCTTGTAGCATTTAACTATTTCGTCATAAAGCCGCACTTTAGTGACACACGTGTTGTTTGTTATGCCCCCAGCCATGTTTTGCGATAATATCGTTGTCATGTACGTTCGTTCCTTTCTTAAAAATCGGGGAGCGAGGAAGGAGAATAAAATCTAATCCCCGCATCCCCTTGGAAAAATTTAGTCGGCATCAGCCCAAATTCCAATAAGTTTAGAAATTTTAAGCGGATTCCTTAAAACGAGAACTTCGTCGCAGAAGATTTCGAACTCGTCATACTGAGAAGTTGTTTTTGCCAGAGGCATCATTGTTACAGGTGTTAATTCACCTCTCCAGAGATGATCCGTATCAACAAAGTAAATTGAACTGGAAGAACCACCAGTATTTGCCTGCTCAGTCGTTCCATTGAAGAACTGAGTTATCGGCATGTTGGTGCTGATATAGATAGGTACTCCATTATATGTAAGTACTTTAAATCCACCAGCAACTTCGGTTACGTTTACAAATCTCTGATTAGCCTGCAATAAAGCGTTCAACTCTCTACGAGTTCGTCTCGCCATTATAATCATATCGGGGTTACCAATATTCTTGTCCATCGCTTCATCCATCAGCGATAAAGTTAAATCATCTCCACCCTGACTTGTCGTACATGCTACCATCTGGTTGTCAGTGCATAGATACTGTATACCTTCAGGGGTGCTGGCTGAACTTACACCAGTCATAAAAGCCTGATCTTCGGTGTCTTTCCAGCTTTCCATTTTGTTCTCAATTTCTTCCATGAGAACGTCTATGTATGAAGCACCAGTTCTTTGAAGTTTCCTCGTTACCCTACCTTTACCAAGGATAGTCCTGTAAGCGAATGAAAACTGTGCATATGAACCAGCATCTTCTGTAGCAGTATCGGTATCAGCAACCCACTCAGCAGGAGTAGATCCGGGAGATGCCCTGTTTAAAAGCCAATTCTGACCGGAACCCTGTTTCGTAGGAAGATTTACCCTGATTGGGTTCTGATAATCTGCAAGTAAAGGGATAACCTTATCGACTACGGGCTGTAAAAGTTTAGTACCCGCACCGGATGAAGTCAAAGCCTTGCGAATAGTCGCCAATCCTTCTGTCCAAATATCACCGTGAGCCATATATATCACCCCCTATGTGTCTTGCTCGGCATAATGTTTCGTATTTGCATTGTCTCAATTTCCATCCTTAATATTTAATATCCGTGATTCAACTTGGCTTTCGAATCCTTCATAGCCGTCTTGAAACTTTCAATCGGATTCAGCTTCCTTTTGTTCATCTCATACTTGAACTCAGGGTTGCTTATTTTGTCGAGAAATTCCGTTAGTTCGTTTTCGTCAGAGTCGACATCACGGCTATTTGCAGGTTCCTCTACTATCGCTTTGCGGTCAGGGATCTCGTTCTTTAATGCCTCGATTTCCCTTTCTTTCTCTGCAAGCAGTGTTTTGAGATTTTCGATTTCAGGATTCTTGTCATCGACAGTATTTTGGGGTTCGTTTTTTTCGTCAACAGGCTCTTCTTTTGCATCAGCCAAAACCTCGTCTTTTACTTCGTCTTTTACCTCGTTCACAACTTCAGACTCTTTCTTCAACTCGTCACCGATAGGATTTCCGGGAGTGTCAAGAGTCATCCTCTCGGAATTTTTCTTTTCGGCAACCTCTGTTTTAGGTTCAGGCTTAACATCGGCATTTGCACTGTCGAGTTGCTCGTTAAGTTCCGCAAGAGTGTCAAGCTGTTCAGGATCAACAACTTTTTTGTTCCTTAAATCAGCTTCCCTTGCCATTGCTTCCACGTCAACTTCGCCTTTTATTTCCGCTGTTTGTTTTGTTTTTTCTTCTTTCGCCATTTCTTCATCACCCCCTCCTTCTGTATGTTCATCTAACTCTAAATCTTCCCCTTCAACTTCTTTTTTCTCTTTAACTTCTTCTTCATCACATTTATCCGGGCTTTTCTTTTTACGCTTAAAAATCATAAATTCTTTCAAATTTGCACCGTCGTCAACGTAAGATACTTCATCTAAAAAAGCCTTTTTAAAAACTCTGGGCTTTTTTTCTTCGCCCTTACTCTTTTTCTTTGCCATCTTCGTCCACCTCCACCAAGCCTACTCCAGATGTGGAATAGCCTCGTATTTCCTTATTTTTTATTTTCTCTAAAACCTGATCGTTTAAAACTTCAGTGTTCATAAACCATGTACCACGCTTGATCTTGCCGCTTTCAATCAAGTTCATAATTTCATCACTAAAAAACATGCTGTCAACTATAGCCCCGAACTGGGTTTTGCCGGGAATCTCGTAATCGAGTTCCATCTTCTTTTCAATTTCGACAGCATTTTCTAATTTCTCAAAATCTACTCCGGCTATTTCCCTGCCGTCTTCCGTCTCATACAATTGTATCGCATCAATGCTCTTTAAAAATTTCTTCAGGTTTGCAACATTACCGTGCATATAAGAAATTATCTGGCTCGTTTTCATGTATTCATGAGCCATATCCTCTACAACGTCATAAGGGAAGAGATCCCCCTGCCCGTCAACTTCGTCCGCCTGAGTTACAACCCCCCCAACTATCCGCTTTTCCATATCAATAACTTCAGGGTCAATGTCCATTTTCTTCTCTATGTATTTTTCTTTATCCATACTCTTTTTTATTCTCTTGCCCGATTTCTTAATCTTGTTGTCTATAAACATTAATGTTCCCCCCCTACGATACAATTTCGTCCACAAGACCATATTTAAGTGCTGTTTCAGCATCCCACCAAATATCGTGTCTCAAAATCTCGTCAAGTTCGTCTTCGGGAACATTAGCATATTCCCTGTAAGCATTCTTTATCTTCTCCATGAACATATCCATGTTCTTTTTCGAATCGGCAAGTTGCGTATATTTACCCATCGAAAAACTCGAAAGTTCATGGATTAAAATAAACCCGTTCTTTTTGATATATCTGATATTACCCACGATACTCATAAGGGTAGCTGCAGAAGCAGCACTGTTGTCTATCAATGTATATATAGGAATCTTCTGGCTTATGTTCTTAATTTCATCCATCGCACTGAATCCTGCCATTAAATCTCCACCGGAACTGTTTATATACAGCCATATTTCTTCTGTCTCATCAATCAGCTTTTCTGAGATATAACGTAAGTCCATTATCAATCGCTGAACAGAATACATGTCAACATTATCATAAAAATATATGCTTTTCTTTTGTTTTTCCTTTTTTTCGGGTTCGTCCTCAGATTTTACGTTATCGGATAGGGATTTCTGAAAATCAACTTCCTTGACCCTCGAACGCTTTCCGTCCCCCCATATTACATTGTCTGCGTTCCGCACTTCGTTAAACACACTGCCACCATGACTTAACACGGAAGTAATTATGTCCCTTATTTTAAACATTAGCTGTCAGCCCCTTTCGTTTTCTCCTTTAATATGTTTTCTACAAAACCACATATGTCCTGATGTATCGGAACAATTGCCCTGTCCGACACTATCCTCCGTAAATTCTTGGATACATAATTCGTTGACCTGCTTTTAAAATTCCTGTTCCTGAAAACAGATATGCTTTTGGCAATTTTCGATTTTATACCGATAAGAAGCAACGAATTAAGGTCTTTGTTTTTGATATTGTTCTCTTTTAGCACATTATTCATCTTGGAATACAACTGATCCCCCATCCTGTCAATCACATTCCTTGTCTTTTCTTTTTCATATATAACCGACTGCACCAAAGCTGGCATTAACCATTTCTCCGATTCGTCAAATACTTCCATCAATTCCTGTTTCAGTTTAGTGTTCAAATTCTGTTCATCGTCAACATCATCATTGTTCACTTCTTCAACATTATCGGGTTCTTCTTTTTCTTCCTTTGGAAAAAATTTCTTGGATTTATTATCAACATTATTGTTACCCTGCTCTAATCCGGTAATATTGTTGTTCAAATATGTAAGCTGGTCTGCCATGTCTTTGACAAGGACAGCACCAAAAGGCAAATTCGGGTGTAATATGTATGGTTCGTCCCCGCCGGGTATTGCATCCTCGTTCAACCTGTATCTGAGTTCGTTTATTGTCAATATCCCCATCGGAACAAGGTTAGCCAACTGTAAAATATGTGAAAGGTCATCTTCCTTCGGCTTGTCAAACTCGATAGAAATGTTCGGGCTGAAATGCGACCAGATTATCTCTATGTCTATGTAATCTTTTAATATTAAACTTATAGGGCGAAGCAGTTTGCTGTTGGATATGCTCTCCTGCACCATTGCCGTTGCCCTGGTGGTATCCTCGATGGAACCCATTTCCAACGGAGTTATACCAAAGCACCTGAATATCATCCTGTGGATCTTGTCAATGAGTTCTGATAATTGCAGTTCTTTCGGGTCTTTAGTAAGTCGTGTCCATTCGACTTTCTCCGTATCATGTATAATTGTAAGTTCGTAATCTTTCTTGCCTCCCGAACCGCCTTCTTCAAAATATTCCCTTGCCCTCTCATATGCCTGCTCTCCTATCTTTCCGAGATTCAATATTCCCGGAGGTATCTGGTCGTATTCCGATATTTTAGCAATCAACTGTGTTGAAAGCATTGCAGCAGCAATCTCGTTTACAAGAGCATCCATCACTGGATTACCGTAAGGAGTAGATGAAGAAGGATGCATTACAAGATATATGATTTCTTCGGGTGCAAAAGATACAACCCTGTTTTTATTAACAAATCTTTGTTCATACCCTCCAACAACACCGTGCTGGTTAATCTTTACATGAAAATGCTTCGGGTCTCTCGACCATATTTCAGTTAGTTCCCTGTTTTTGTTAAATACTTTTTCTATTACAGATGTGTCGTATATAAGGAGGTCTCTTACAACCTTACTCCTGAATGTGCTGAAACTCTCATCGTTTGCGTTCGGATTTTTAAAAAATTCCGTTGCCCTTTTAATTTGGTTTTTAGTCCTGACGCTTATGTTGCTTGTATCCGGCGTATTGCTTACAATTCTCCAGTCAAGGGAAGATATGATTCTTGTAATTCCGTCTATGATTGCACGGATAACAGAAGATTTTAAATATATTTGTTCTAATTCTCGCCAAGATATGTTGTTGTATCTTGCATTTGTAGAGGGAGAAAGGTCTCTGTTTTTACCAAGATCCCATGTAGAGAAGGAAGGGTCGTATGCCTTTGCCCTTTTTTTAATAGGAGCAACTTCGTTGGAAGGAGCAGGAACTTCACGTATGACCTCTTTAGTTACAACTTTGGCTTCCTGAAGCCTTTTTAACGCTATTTTTTGTTCCCATCTATCAAGAAACATATCCTTTTCGCATCTCTCCTTATGCTCACCGTTGCAAAATGCAACACTTCTACTTTTAACATAATGTAATAAAAATAGAAAGTCAAGAAGAATTATAGAAAGTATAAAAAATATTTTGCGTATTTATGATTTTCTGTGCATTTTTTGAACAATAAAACGCATTTATAGGCAGGATGTATCAAAGTGTGTCAAAAGAACACAAAAAAGCCCCGATAGAATTAACTACCGGGGCAACTAAAGGAGCAAAAAAATCCCTGACGGAGCGGGAAGAATTTCAAACCATAATTATTCCACCCAGAACTTCCACCACTTGCGCTGGTAGTAAGGACAATCGTTGTTTCTATTGAGATATTTATGAACATTCCCGTAATAAATGTTGTTTTCTTTCAATATTCCTTCTAATTCTGGATATTTAAGTTCTTCGTCTTCAACATAATCATAGAGATTGCCCCCATATGCAGTATCTTTTGTCCATGTCGCTCTATGTTTACGGGTCGCAGAACAAGTAACATTGGGTTGTCTTTCCTTTGCACTCGAAGCATCGCAGTCCTGAATAAATACCCTTCTATCGTTAAACGGAGGAAGATTCCAAAACTTACAATTCTTGCAATATACCTTGTTATCCATTTTATTCTCCTATCCGCATTTCTCCCAATTACAATCCAGACAACCCACACAACCCCCTTCGTGCTTTAAATTGTGGCTCCCACATTCAGGACATCTCTTGCCTTCAAAACCGTTACCCAATTTTGTGTCCCCATCGGATACAGGTAACACTTCAGGTACACTTTTGTTCTCTGTAACTTTTTCTTCAATTTCTGGCAACTCAATATTCTTAATCTTCATATACTTGGCAATACATTTTGCAATAGCATCAGGTAATGAACGCACCGATCCGTATGATTTCGTGATTGTCGGATTTGCTCCCACTATACCATCTAACTGTTTATGAATGTTCAAAATTGGAACATTGTTTTTAAAAAGAAGCGAAATAAGCCTACCCAACGCTTCAGCTTTTGCGTGGGTTGACTGCCCCGATTTCCCAACCACAGCAAACAATTCACAGGGCTTTCCATCATCGGTTTCGTTAATCGTGCAATACAAATGACCGTATCCGGTATTTATTTTAATCGTATATCCTCTTAATACATCAGGTCTTTCTCCCATTTAAAGTATTCCCTCTAGAATATTTTTTAATACTACATATTCGGGGGCAATTAATGACAAAAAACCTTCTATTGCCATAACTAAAAAACTAACAAACAATCCCGCACCAAGCAACACGCTAATAATTGCACCTATAAGACTGAGTTGATCTTCAAATACATCTAGAGACCATTTTTTTTTAAATATAAGACAACAGACAATT